CGAAGAAGGCGGTGGAGATGGCTGGAGTTTTACAAAACTACGCAATGCTCTCAAAAATCCCGATTACTCAGATGAGCAAAAATTAGCTGTATGGATGCGTGGATTTGATGGAGTCACGCTGGGCGAATCCTATGTACGTCGGTTAATGCAAATTGCAGCACAGGGCATGGGCTTACAACCACAAATTCAAAAAGAAGATGATCTTGACGAAAGATTTAACTTACCCGGGCATTTAGGAACACGGCGTGATAGATTTAAGAGTCTACGCAAGGAAGCTGCTACCGGACCTAAATTCACAGGCTATTTTCGGGGCACTGATCGTCCACCAGTGGGCCGTAGATTAGTTGGTGGTGAAAGTATTGATGCTGGAGATCGTATACGCACTCGTGGCTTAGTTAGTAATGGTATAGTAGAAAGCGTAGAATACTATAGACCATTTGGCGAGATGGCTGTTTATTATAGAGATAGCGACGATAAATTAATGCGGACCCCGATAAGTAACGTTATAAAAATTCCGCAAGGAGAATATAATATGCTAGATTTTATTGACGAACACGGCAATTACCACCAATTTCAAAAATTATGTCATTGTGCTCATGCCCCACATTGTGGTGAACCTTGTAGTGTTGAAGGTTGTAATTGCAAAGATTGCCAATGCATCGACTGCGATCACCCCAACCTAGTTAAAAGCTCGGGCTAAAATAAATAAAAGATAAACTTGAGGCCGACATGAAAAGTACAGATTTTATTAAAGAAGCACCAGTGCAATACAGCACTACATTTCAGGGGGCTCCAGAAAGCCATCCCATGTACAATACCTATTACCAGCAAGAGCTTGAAAAGAGAAAGAATCTGCCTAGCGGTGAAGAAACAGCTAAAATAATGGCAGCTAATAGGGTTAAGACAGATATGGCCAAAGCTGGGGCAACCGCATTTCCTGTTGCTCCAGGGCAACAACAATCTTTATCTCAGTTTCAGCAGGCCGCAATGGACCAAGCAACGCAGGCAATGAACACACCCGCTGCTAAACCACCAATGACTGGCAGTAAGACTGATCCGAGAAATCCAACACCCTATGCCGGTCCAACTATTCCACAACCTGCACCAGTAGCTCAAGCCGCACCAGTGAAACCTGCCGCCAATATTCAATCTACCAACACCGAACCTGATGAAACAGATGACCTGCGTGGTGGACAAAGTCAAAACGCACCATTGCCTGCTGGTGGATTTCGAGCCGCAGCACAGGCTACAGCACCAGCAGCTCAACCCAGCCCAACTAGTAGTGCCGCAGTAGGTGCCAATCCCATGCAACCCACTGCCGCACCAGCCGCATCAACACCTGCTGCTCAGGCTGCACAAACTGCCGCAAAGGGCGGTTGGCAGGAGATTTATAACATGAACAAGGCAGTTATAGGTGCTAATCCAAATTTAATCAAGCCCGGACAGCAATTAAAAATGCCAGATGGAACAACTTACACAGTCAAATCTGGCGATAGCTTGAGCAAGATCGCTGCTGCGGCCGGTAAATCCACTGCAACCCAAGCAACTACACCACCTGCAATTGTAGCAGGTACACCAGCAACAGGTAGCACACAAGTATCTGCAACTAATCCTCTTTACGGTACAGCCAATGACCCAAGACAAGGACGTGGTTATGGTCAACCTCAAGCTACAGTAGCATCTACTACACCACTGCAACCGGGAATGACCAGACAAGATTTACAGACTTTAGCTGGTGTGCAACCTACTTTAACTGGTCAAGATTCACGTAATGCTCGCACAGCCGGGCAAACAAGTCCTGTTGCTATAAAATCTGGATCAACTTTAGGATCTAATAGAGTAATGAGTAGCTTGGACAAAACTACGAAATCACAAACTTTAGTAGAAACTATGGCTCATTTTAGAAACATTGTGTCTGAGGCACCACTATCACGTCAAGCACAATCTTACCTGAGAAGTAGGGGATCGCAAGCGGCCCTAGGAACACCTGCGGCACAGCCAGGGCAAGCAGCCGCAGGAACAGGGCAAGCAGGAACACCTGCGGCACAGCCAGGGCAAGCAGCCGCAGGAACAAATGGAAGAGTTTTTAGACCAAATTCTGCCGTTACCTTACAACCAGTCCAAGCAGCTAGAACTAGCTTATTAGCATCAGAAGCATTAAAGAGATCGGTAGCTCATGCAATAGCAGTCGGTGGATGGTTATGGAATACCCCACCAGCGAGGGCTGCGAGATGGGGCGTAGGCACAACCCTCGCTGGTGGAGTGCTTGGTACTCTAGCACTTGCCGGGGTTGGACTATTCACGCATCAATATAAAAACGACTGGAATATAGCTAAAGACATCATCCAAGCAACAGAGGACTCTCTTGACGATTTAACGGCATGGATAGCTAGTAAGAAAAAAAGTCAATCTACTTCAACCGGAGAACAAACCAAAGCTGTACTTTCTGAAATTGAAAAAGATTTAGCATTTATAAAATCAAAATATCAAGATGAAGCTACTTGGAAATCTATACAAGGTAAACAGAGAGATGCAATGCGAGAGTTTTTAATATGCACTATAAAAGGCTTGCAAAATGCTAACGCAAAAGTGCAAGACTATGTAAAAGATTTGAATCCTGATGATCCGGCAAGTGTTGATGCATGGTGGCGGGCTAGAGATATTGATCCCGAACTTGCGAAATCTATCAAGTGCGAATTCAGCCCACAAGGTGCTGTAATAGTTCAAAATCCAAATACACAATAATTCAAAATGCTGTGTAGTGAATCTGTACAGCTTCGTGAAAATTTGATTTGCGACAGACTCTGTCTGGATCTGCACAAACGAGATTTTGCTTACTACGATAAAGATGGTTTCGAATTAAACTTAGCCGAACAAAAATATTATAGAATAATGGGCCATAAATTGGCCCATTGTCTTAACCATGAAACGTTTGCATATACGTGGTATACAAGCTCAGACCCACGACTCATAATAGACCATAGCTTAATACTATATAGATGCGAATACCGTGGTGATGCAAGACGACAGTTAGAATGCCTTAAACCCTGTGTACCTCAGGCCAGTTTGCTCTTAAACTCTCAACCTAAATGGGGTTTTGACTTTGCTTTGGACAGCATAGATTCAAATGGTGATGTCTATGAAGTCCTGCACATCGAATATGATAATAAAAATTTTGCCGCTTTTGAGCAAGAATTAAATACTATACAAGAACGCATTGATCAAATTGACTGGTTAGATGCAGCGGCAACTATACTACAACAAAGAAATCAATGGCAATCTTTAACAGGTTTTGAACAGAATGACTGGAAGGCAAGGCGATTATTAGGTTGGCGTCGAGCAGAATCTACACAGAAAACAATCTAGAGTAGGGCGGCTGCTGCCCTGTGGACCTGACCCCCACACCCACCCCGGGTCCGCTAAAGTGAGCACATCCAGCCTTGCAAATTCACAGCAACTAGTCTAATATAAGACTTTTACAAGGAGCACGTATGAGCGACCGCATGTTTAGTGCTGAGCAAAAACTCAAACTAACACAAATCATCAACGAAGGTATTCAGGTCATGACCGAAATCGAGGACCTAAACGCCGGACTGAATGACACAGTTAAAGCCGTGGCCGAAGAACTGGAAATCAAACCAGCTATTCTTAAAAAGGCAATTCGTATCGCAGCCAAAAGTAAATTAGGCGAAACCAACAAAGACAACGAAGAACTAAACACTATTTTGGAGACTGTAGGCCGCACTCTATGAGTTATGTCGATGCTTTATACAGTAGAGACGAAAACCGTATATATGTAGTTGAGCGTGTTGACGGTGAGCGTGTCTATCGCGACTATCCAGCTAACTATGTCTTTTACTACGACGATCCAAAAGGAAAGTTTCGCACTATTTACGGCACACCTGTGAGTAGATTTAGTACTCGCAACTACAAGGAGTACAATAAAGAACTCAAAATGCACTCAGGGCGTCAGTTATGGGAAAGTGACTTTAAGCCAGTGTTTCGTTGTTTAGAGGAAAACTATTTAGGACGAGATGCTCCACGGTTGCAAACAGCATTTTTTGACATTGAGGTAGACTTTGATCCTATTCGTGGTTTTAGTCGTCCCGAAGATCCCTTCAATCCGATCACAGCAATTTCTATTTACTTAGACTGGATGGAAAAGCTAATAACATTAGTGATTCCACCCAAAACTTTGACCTGGGAATCAGCCACGGAACTCACACAACAATACGAGAATTGTTTTTTGTTTGAGCGTGAAGAAGACCTATTGCAAACTTTCTTTGACATCATCGAAGACGCAGATATATTATCAGGCTGGAACTCAGAAGGCTTTGATATTCCCTATATGGTCATGCGTACTCGTCAAGTATTGAGTAAGGATGATACACGCAGATTCTGTCTATGGGACCAGTTTCCCAAACAACGAACCTTTGAACGTTTCGGTGCTGAACATATTACTTTTGACTTGATTGGGCGTGTGCATATGGATTATATGCAGCTTTATAGGAAATACACCTATGAAGAACGCCACAGCTATAGTTTAGATGCCATTGGAGAACATGAACTCGACGAACGAAAAATTCAATATGAAGGTACACTAGATCAACTATACAATAAAGACTTCTCTACATTTGTAGACTACAACCGTCAAGATACTGTGTTGTTGGCCGAACTAGACCGGAAGTTACGATTTTTAGATTTAGCAAACGAGCTTGCACACGATAACACTGTATTGTTACCCACTACAATGGGTGCAGTAGCGGTCACAGAGCAGGCAATTATTAACGAAGCCCATAGCAAGGGTTTAATAGTTCAAAATAGGAAATCTACAGATGGTGACACACAAGCGGCAGGTGCCTATGTTGCTTATCCCAAAAGGGGTATGCACGAATACATCGGAGCAATTGACATCAACTCGCTATACCCGTCAGCGATCCGTGCTCTTAACATGGCCCCGGAAACAATCGTTGGACAGTTGCGACCCACATACACAGACCGATACATTGCTGATAAAATAGCAGAAGGTCTTAGTTTTGCCGATGCGTGGGAAAACTTATTTGGCAGTTTAGAATATACTGCGGTAATGGATCAAGAACCCGGACGTGAAATCACTATAGACTGGGAGACTGGTGAGTCTGATACCCTAATGGCCAATCAAGTTTACAAACTAATTTTTGATGGGCGTGAACCTTGGATATTGAGTGCAAATGGAACTATCTTTAAATACGATACTCGAGGTATTGTACCGGGCTTGCTTGAGCGTTGGTACAGCGAGCGTAAGGAGTTACAGGCTCGGAAGAAAGATGCCACTACTGCTGAAGATAAAGCCTTTTGGGACAAGCGACAGTTGGTTAAGAAAATTAACCTTAACTCACTGTATGGTGCTATTCTTAATCCTGGATGTCGCTTTTTTGACAAGCGTATTGGTCAAAGTACAACCTTAACTGGTCGTGTAATTGCTCGTCACATGGATGCTCATGTCAATGAGTGTATAACAGGCCGATACGATCATGTGGGCGATGCTATTATTTACGGTGACACCGATTCGGTGTATTTCTCAGCATACCCTACACTACGCGAAGAAATTGACAGTGGTCGTATGGCTTGGAATCGAGATATTTGTGTTGAATTGTATGATACTATTGCTGCCAGTGTAAATGATAGTTTTCCGGGTTTCATGGATCGTGCTTTTAATTGTCCACGAGACATGGGTTCGTTGATCAAAGGCGGGCGTGAACTAGTGGCCAGTAAAGGACTATTCATTAAGAAGAAACGCTATGCTGTACTGATCTATGAACTAGAAGGTAATAGATTAGACCGGGACTGCCTACCCGGCAAAGTAAAGGCCATGGGCTTAGATCTGAAACGATCAGATACACCACGGGTGGTACAGGATTTTCTAAGTGACATTTTACTCAAAGTTTTAACCGGTACTCAACGCGAAGAAATCTATACCGATGTGCGTAATTTTAAGGAAGCGTTTCAAAAACGTCCGGCTTGGGAAAAAGGTACACCCAAACGTGTTAATAACTTGACACATTATGGTGAACTAGAAGCTAAGAAGGGACGGGCTAACATGCCCGGACATGTTCGTGCTGCCTTAAACTGGAATACTTTACGCCGTATGCACTCAGACAATTATAGCATGGCCATTGTAGATGGTATGAAAACTATTGTTTGTAAACTCAAACCAAATCCATTAGGATATACCAGTGTAGGTTATCCTACTGATGAAACTCATATACCCGATTGGTTCAAGCAGTTACCATTTGATGATGGATTAATGGAAGATACCATCGTAGATCAAAAAGTAGAAAACTTGCTTGGGGTATTAGACTGGTCGATCAAAGACCATACAGATATTAAATCTACTTTTGATCAATTATTTGTTTTTGAATGATCTCAGGCTTGTGCGGTCTAAATAGATCTAGTACAATACAATTAACTATAAGGAACAAACATGAAAGATGCTTTACATGACATAGTCCAACATACTAATGGACTTGGAATCGAACTTGTTAAAGTAACAGGTGATAAGAAATCTACTGTAATTAGTGGTGTAGCCGAAGATCGCTCGGTAATTCTAGAGGCTGAATTTCATAATATCATCCCTGAATTTCAGGGCCTGTTTGGAATGCCTAACTTGAATAAACTCAATATTATTCTAAACATTCCCGAATATCGAGAAGATGCCAAACTAACCATTGCCACACAAAATGACGCAGATGGTAATCCTGTGCCCTGTGGTATTGATTTTGAGAATAAGAACGGTGACTTTAAAAATAATTTTAGATTTATGATCTCTAGTGTTGTTAGCGAACGACTAAAATCTGTGAAATTCCGCGGTGTAGCCTGGGACGTTGAAGTTGCCCCTACTGCACATAGTATACAGCGTATGCGATTCCAGAGTCAAGCCAATAGCGAAGAGTCTACTTTTATTGCACGTACCTCAAAGGGTAACCTAGAGTTTCACTTTGGAGTGGCGAGTACACATGCTGGTAATTTTGTATTTCATCAAGGCACTAATGGAAAATTAGCAGCAGACTGTAACTGGCCTGTGTCGGTATTTAATACTATACTCGCATTGCCTGGTGACAAAATGGTAAGGTTTGCCGATCAAGGTGCTGCCCAAATCACGGTAGATTCGGGTATGGCCACTTATAACTATACTATCCCTGCATTAAAGAAATGATTAAAAATCTTCTTGCTGGTGGCCACATCATAGTAAATGGTGGCTATCATAATTATCCATACATTGGAGTAGCTAACGGTTCTGGTATGGTACGTTGGAACTCTAACGTCAACGAAATTGAGGTTAATGACGGAGCAGTTTGGCGTAAACTGGCCGCTAATGATACTACTATTGGACTAAGTCCTGAGGCTGAATCGGCCATCGAATGGGCTATCCAGCGACAGCGGGAAGAAGCTGAGTTAGAGACTAGGATGCAGCGTCATCCCGGCCTGCGAGATAGTTACGAAAAGTTCAAAATAATGGAAGCACTAACTAGAGAAGAAGATGCAGGACAACTTAACAGTTAAACAAAAAGATTACAGCGTTTTTCTTCCAGCCATCTCTGGGTTCTACGCTACCTTTATCGGTCGCCAACGAAATGAACAATATGTAGATCCTGCCCGTTTTCCGCAGGGTCTTACAGATATGGAACAACTAAACTGGCTCAACAGTCAGAAAAGTTTCTTCCCATATCGATGGAGTCTATACTCGGGAGGTCACGCTAACTTAGACCTAACTCGGCAGGATTGGTCGGAAGATATGGTGCGTCGTCGAGAGCCCGGTTCATTTATCTTAGGTGACTCGGGCGGATTCCAGATCGCTAAAGGTGTATGGGAAGGTGATTGGCGTGCCGG